ATCGGCAATGTATCGAACTGACCAGGCATGGTAGTGCTGTATTTTTCCGCCGCCTCGGTCAATCGTTTTATTTCATCCGCTGTCAGCACCCTGCCCTGTGCACGTGCTGTTTCAAGAACGCTTGAGACAATCGTGTCCGCGAATCCAGGAGGCGCATCGCCGTTGGGTGACACGAAAAACCCTTGTCGTTTGGCTGCATTGCTCGATGCTACTGCCGCAGATTCCTCAAAATCCTGAATGAGCCACAATCGACGCGCACCAACCGTCAGCCACGGAATCCCGCGCAGTTGGTCAACCTCGTGAATCTCATACGCATGGATTATTTCATCAGCCGGTATGCGTATATGGCGAGCGGTGACGGTATATGGCGTTTGAGCATCGCCAGACCTGGACGCACGCAGCCAGTAGGCCACTGGTCGGCATTCATCTGTGATTTCCACGCCCATGCGAATGCGCCGCCCCTGATACACCCCGGTGTGCGACACGTCCAAAATGGCCGGGTTCAAAATCTGAAGCTGGAAGCCAAAAGCACCTGATCCATGGCGAATACGAATCAAAAACTCGCCGTCGCGGACTAGCGATTCGAGCGCGGACTTTTCCATCTCCAGCCATGTCATCCTTCCGGTAACATCGCATGTTCCGCGTTGGCCCCACACCTTCCAGGCGTTTTCAATGATCTCATTCGCCGGGTTTGGCGCATCGCCAACCTTTGGTAATCTCATTTGCAGGCGGATGCCTTGCGAGCCAAGGACGTTGTCAACGAGTTGCAATATGTAGCGAACAGCCCATTCGTTATCACGCGCCATTTGACGAGAGCGCGCACGCATGGTTGGAAGGTTCGCGGCTAGCTCATCATTGAGTTCGGTTCCAGTGGTTGACCAGCTACTGGTCCAAGACGGCGTTTCTGCAATCTGAAACCCTCGCCTGGCGTTGTTCAGACCTGCAAGAGCTGCCATCTGCGCACGATGCCCGGCGGACTGGATAGCATCGCTCAGCCATGCATCATTATCTCGTTTTTTGCGAAAAATGTTAAAAATGCCCATGATTAAAACCGCGTATGGACGCGACCTGGCGATCCTGTGCCGTCGAGTAATGCCATCGCTGCACGCTCCCTCTTGACCTCAATTTCAAGGAATGAAATCAGGTCAACAATATCTTTTGTGCTGCGAAAAATCATTNTGCGTTCGCCAATTTCATATTGCGCCACATGAGCCTTCCCGCGTGCCATATAGTCATCAAGCGCGGCGCGGGCCTGCTCTAGGCGTTTTTCCGCGCTGCTACGCCCGTCAAACACGGTTGCTGTGCGCAAATTTGGCAGGATTTCTACAGACTGTTGACCAAGCGTGTAAACCTCTTCGCCTTTAGTCACCCACGACACCAGTGTGGCGCGTCCGACGGCAAATCCAGCGGTGTCAATCGATGTCAACGATGCGGAAAATTCAGCGCCAATCGGTGTTGTTAGTATATTAACCGCAACCCCATTAGGCCAAATCAATCGATATGTCAGTGACCAGCCATCTGAGGCCGGGCAATCTGGTACGCTGCGAGTCCAGGCGACTGAATCGCCTGCTCGTATGGTGTTTGGTTCTATCATGGATTAAATTTTGCTCGTAAATCTGCGCAAAACTAGACAAAAAATGTTCCCTAAATCATCTTTTTCAGCCTGCGCACGTGCTGCACAGTAACTCCTAGCATTCGGCTCAATTGCATAACATCTACGTCATCAGCGGCGTTTTCTATGATGTCGAGGTGGCGTTTCTTTTTGCGTGCTGCAATATATATCCGCTGCGCACCAAATTCCTGACGAATCGCGTTTTCTACGCGAACCCATGTGGCGTTGTCTATTTCCGGGGCGTTTTTTCGCGCCACGCGTATAATTTGTTTGAGGTCATCGGACATGGCGAGCAGATTTACGTGCAGCAATCAATGCCGAAAAATCGTCTGGTGCGATTGTTGGATGTTGTTCTTCTAAAATACTGTCAATGTCAGGCACTTTAGCGCGATCTGAATCTGGTTTTTCGAGTTTTCTACCAGACAACCTCATCGCTGCGAGCGCATAAACAGCGCAGTCTAGCGCCTCGTTCCTAGGGCGAATCTGTTTCCATTCCTGCACTGGTCTGCCATTGCGGACCTTTGTGACGAGTTTTTCAGCGGAAAGTTGCGCGAAATACTCGTCATCAAATGCAGCATCGAGCTTGAAATGAATATATCCAGGACCAGGATTAGTTATTTTCAACCTGGAATAAATTATCGCCTTCCCCTGATCAACGCCAATAGGCTCTGGAGCCACAGACCTGCGACGCCGATTACGTAATCTCTGCCGCCTTTTTCTCTCATCCTCAATCAGCGGTCTATTCATCCCTGTCACCCCCTTAACTGCAACGCACCACCTGCGTTTTTCTACAAACTCGTAAACCATGCTCGCGTTATATCCAGAGTCAATCGCAGCAAAATGCACTCCGGCATCTGTCATGGCATTGTGTAGATCGTTCCACGTATCGGTGAGCGTTGTGTCTCCATCAACAATTATGTGGTCAATGTGCCAACTCTCCTCACCAGGCCCCCATCCTACAATAGTCGCCTCAAGTCGGTCCTTTTGAACGTCAACACCAGCAGTTTTGAAAATCCATGGTGATTTTATCGGGTACTCCTCACGCCTAGACATAATCAATAGATCGTCAACGCCGTCTCCATGCTCCTCCCACACCTCTCCAAGCGTAGTATTAACAAACCGCTTGAGCTTTGACGTATCTTGCCTTGCATCCGTCCATTGGTCCCATATTTCGCGCCATGTGTACCCTAGGCCAATTGGATTGATCAATCCGTTCCAATGGTATCCTCTGGTTTTTCGTTCAGGATGGCGAGCAATCCACACGCCTTTAGCCAGCATTTCCGTTTTGTGGTGCTCATCGATTTCGCATCCGTTGTGTTTGCATGCGTAAAACACACGTCCAGTCGATTTATCGTGCATCAGTCCATATGATCCATCATCGTGTCTGAATTTGAGAGGTTGCATCTCTCCGCAATGTGGACACGGAACATGAAATTCCCTCATGTCACTGGCGTTGTATTCAGCCTCGATAATGCTAGCTCCCCTTGGTTTTTTTGGAGAACTGATAATTAGTGTTTTGCGGCGAGGGAATGTTTTTNGACGCTGTTCTGCAATACCGATCACGTCACCCTGACCGCCAGAATCGTCTGGATAGTCGTCAACCTCGTCAAAAATCACATTTTGAATAGGCATTGATGCGAGGCTGGCAGGGCTGTTCGCGCCGCCAATAATCAACATGCCACCCGGAAAATCTTTCATATCCTCGCTGTTGCCAGCATCGCGTTTGCTCCTAGCATCAAACAGACTGCGCAACACAGGTGTTTCAACAAGCATCGGGTCGAGACGCTGCCTGACCCATCTTTTGCGCACCTCAATCGTAGGCAAAACAACCAACATTGGCGATGGAGAGTGTTCCATCACATAGCCAATCCAGTTCAGACCAACCTCTGTGCCGCCGCCCTGCGCCGATTTCATCACTACGACGCGCTGCACAGGGCTGTTTGCCGATAGCGCGTCCATAATCTCTCGCAAATATGGAGTTCTATTAGTGGACCATCTACCTGGTTCTCCGCTCCCCTTGCTGGACAAAATCCTATAACGATCCGCCCATTGACTAAGTGAAGTGGCTGGTCGCGGCATTACCGCACTAGCAAATGCCTCGTAGAGACCTGGTGCGCAGTCACGTATATCTGAAATGCTCATCAAACGTCCTACACAAAACGTCATTTACTGATTTCATTGCTCTTGCGACGCATATGATCACCGATTTCTACAAGAAGATCGTGTAAATTTTCTGACAGTGTTACGTGAATTGATGAAACGTCTCCACGATGCGCTGCCAAAATTGGTGCAAGGCGATCCGGGATTGATTCAATCATATTGCGAATGGTAATGGCAATATCAGAAATAACAAACTCAAATCTCGATGTCTCTCCGAGCGTCCCGGCTATTCTAGCCCGCTCCATTTCTCTGATTTCGGCGTCTGCTTTGCGCAGCCTGTATGTTTCGTGTTTGAGCGCGAGGCCTATTTTCTCTGCACTATACATCTGATCCATGCCATTCTGTGCTCCTGCTAATCGTGCTGCCTTCTGCGCACGTATTTGCTCAATTCTGGCCTGATGGTGAGGCTCAGGGCTTTCAGTGGCTATGAGGCTCTTTACTGCNGAATCAGGGTCAATTAATCCGTTATCTGTGAGTTCAATTCTTCCATTTTTCACCCATTTGCTGACTGTCGCCCTATTGNCGTTCATGTGTGCAGCAAATTCAGATTGATTCATCAGTCTCATTTAATTATCACTTTTTTGCCTTTATTCGTCGAATATCCATTTCAAGATTGCGCATGTAAACAGTATCCTCAATGTGAGGTTTTGTGCGCCTTCTGCCACGACGATCTCTCGGCGGTTTATGTGGTTGTATTGTTATTAATATAGGAGCAAACACATGCTCCCCAACACGGACTATATCAAGNTCAGTGCGCGGCGGAGGCTGATCAAATTCNATATGCCGCGTCCACTCCATCGCCGTTGTTTTTGATATACAGCACGCATTCGCAATATCGCGATACGTTGCACCATGACGGCGTTTTAACTCCGCCAGTTCATGCTGCATGTCTAGCAAAGTTCGTGCCNNTGTTGCCATTATTGAAAACCCGTCAGACTAGCGGAATCCCGCGGCTCTGCGCACCCGCCCAGAAAANCCCCAGGAAGTACCTTTTTGAATGCAAAAACAATTCCAATCATTTATGTTTATTTCAGCATCTCGCGCATCGCTGCTATATGAGCGTAGCACCTAGTTTTAATATCATCAATGGNACACTGATGATTGCGATCTCGAATTTTTTCGTCTTTTGATGCCAGCCTCGCAAAACGCCATTGCCTCGCGTCTGGACAGAAATCCATTTCNGACTGATCCNTCCGGGTTTGTTGCCTGCCACTTTTTGAGTCCGCTGCCNCCCTCGTAGTACCAGCGCACCTCGTATCCATCGCATGTGTAGATGCCGTTGCGTTCAGGTGGTTGTTGTTCCCATTTGATCATGAGTATTCAAACCTGTTTTTTTTCTGGTTATTCGACATTTTTGGATGGGTCCAGTCCTTGGACAAATCAACAAAACGATTGAACTGGCCCTGAAACTCAAGAAAAACTCGACCTGTCTCGCCATTACGATGTTTTAGGATTTCGATCTCGGCTATCCCTGCGAGGGCGCTATCCTCGTTGTAAACCTCATCACGGTAGACTGCCAATATTTTATCTGCGTCCTGCTCGATTGCTCCTGAGTCGCGCAAATCAGACATGACTGGGCGTTTATTAACCCGCTGTTCAACACCTCGGTTTAGCTGTGCTAACACAATAACTGGAATGTCTAGCTCCTTCGCCATGGCCTTAACATGTTGGCTGATATGCGTAGTCTGACTGTACAGGTCACGTCCATCGCCGCGCATTAATCCTAGGTAATCGATGACAACCATACCGATTTTGTGCTGCTGTTTTGCTAGACGCGCCCTGGCTCGCACCTGATTAATGTGCAATGCACCCGTGTCATCGATCATCAGCGGTGCGTTCTGAGCACGTAGAATCGCGCTNGTTATGCGACTGAAATCGCNATCATCGAGTTTTTTTGGCGTGAACAGTTTGTTCATGCTGACGCCGCCCATGCTAGCTGCGAGGCGGGTCATTATTTGATTTGCCGACATTTCCAGCGAGAACACTAGTGTTGGAGTGCCGCTCCTGGTGGCTGCGTGCTCTGCGATGTTCATCGCGAGTGTTGTTTTGCCCATGCCTGGCCTGCCAGCGATAACTACCATCTCACCGCCCTGCAATCCGCAGATTTTCGCATCTAGGTCACTGAATCCAGTGGAGACGCCGAGTATGTCGCCGTCATGTTCATACCTCCTCGACAGCTCGTCAACCCAATCTCTGGCGATGTCTCTGGCTAATCGCGGTCCGCCGTCTGACTGCCATCTGGTGCCCATGCTGAACATGATGCTCTGTGCGTGCCCTATGACCTCATCCAATTCGGCGCTCGATGCGGCCATTTGCGCGATTTCTCCGGCCCTGGCGATCAATGAGCGGCGTGCGGATTTATCTGCCACGATCTCGGCGTAGCTCTCGATATTAGCCGCCGTAGGTGTATTTGACACCATCTCTGCGAGATATGGAAGTCCGCCGACCTCATCAAGCTGTTTGTGGCTATAGAGAAAATCTGCGACGGTGACTATATCGCGCGGGCTGTCGCTATCTGCGAGCATTTTGATAGCCGCGAATATTTTTTGGTGGTCAGCGCGGAAAAAGTCCTTCGCGACGAGTTTTCCTGAGATTTTTGACCACGCGTCTTGGTCGATCATGAGTCCGCCGATCACGGCTGACTCGGCCTCGATGCTGCACAATTCACCATGCATTTCAGAATGCTCCTGATTTTTTTAACAGATTGACTGCTGCGGTCCAGAACATCTACCAACGCAGAACGATTCTAGGACGTTTTGCGTGCTGACTGCTGCATCCGTATAGCNCACGCCATAAAAACCGNTCTGCGTGCCTCTCAGTGGCTTTAATCGGCACTCGGACTCCATGCCTCGACCTGTGCCNGCTGGTTTCGTTGGTTTTCCACNCCTCGCTCGATGACCCTGGCGAATCGAGATGGTGACAGTAACCAATCCAGGTCTGGTCTCCATCCCGTGGAATTTTGCCCCATCCAGTGCGGATTGGTCCGCACGGCCTCAAAAAACCATCTCCAGAAATCCATGCTCTGGTGCCTCCTGTCGCTATTCCATCGCGCCGAAAG